CCAGGTTTGACCCTGGGTACGTGTTTTTACCACGCATCATCGGCTGACAGTGCGGAAAGAATTTCTGCTCCCAAGCCTGTTGTTGTATCCGGAAGGCCAATCCTTGGTTTTTCGGTTAAGTGGTCCCTTGTACCAATCGTAGATTGGTCGCAACATTTTTAAACTTAAGGGCTCCCTTGATACTATCAAGAGGAAGCACCTTGAGAATGTTGTAAATAACCTGGGTACGACGTACCCAATCTTTCCCAAAATCTCTCACAGAGGGTCGACGATCCTCCGTAAAATCTTTTAAGGAATGGAAGAGTGGTGGCTGGGAAATCCCAACCACTACGTCCAATGCCTCACCAACTAGTCTCCAAGCGGTTACGATCGCAGAAGCTCGATCCGTCGGATCAAGAGTTAATGCTTTCTCCATGATCTCATTCAGCGTCGTCGACGCCGTTTGAACATCATGTTTCCAGCTTGGTTCCGCGAAACCATATCGCGGTTGGCCTGTTAAAGGGTCAGACCCCAGGTAAACTGGGAATGCCTCCATATCCATGGTTGGTGAACCAAAGATGGGAGTATAGCACTCTTCAAGCACGGGCCAGATGGCCTGATGTAAGAATGAGATGCTATCTAGGGCGGACTTATACCCTAACTTTCGTTGAGAGTTTACGGGCCGGTAAGTCATACCAGTACGTAAAGCGAACTCCTCGGAGAAGAAAATATCCGGGAAGTACATCGCAACGTATGTGGGTGGTTCCTTCTTGACCATACCTCGCCCCGTACCGACGGTACGGCGACCTTTCCGGAACTGTGTAGTTGCCGGAAGGTAATGGTAGGGAATATTGGGGATTGTGGTATGGTTCTTCCCGAGCCGGGAAGAACGAGGTAGGAACCCAGTTTGGGTTATACCTTTATACCACTCCTCCCAGTATTGGCCTGCACTGGTCAGTGACTCACATTTTCGTTTAGCCTCCGCAGTAATCATTTGGATTACTGCAATGGCAAACTGAATGTTGAGTTCCACAAAGGGTTCTTCGAACCCCTTTCCAAAATGTCCTTGATTCCCGCCTAGGGCCTCTACCCTGTTAGCTAAAGCTAATAGAAGAGTCTCACAGCCGGTATCTTGGTATCCGAGTCCATCTAAAAGACGGACGGAGGTAGCAAGAGACGTAATCAGGGCCATTTGGGAAAGCTTCCCTAATTGTCCTTTGTTCCATGCGGCAATCTGAGAGACGTAGTCTTTCTGTTGCAACATAGAACGAAGGAACAAGGAGATTTTAAGTTTACTCCCATCTCCCGTACACCAGCCACGTCTGAGACTTCGCATCGCGAATTCAACACGTTGTGACGGTGTGACTATACGCATTTCTTCTTTCATAGAATGTGGTGAAATATTTACCGATTCTAAGAAATATTGAGATGCAAAGGAAAAGACTTTCCCTACCATAGTCTTGGCGGGTGATGTAGGTACACACAAATCTTTCGTTACCGAAAGGTATGCATCCGCTACTGTATCGTTGGCAGTTACATTGTCGTCACCAAGGATTCGATATCCTTGGAAGGTGAAGGGATCGACGCCAGCACGACGTGCGGCGAAGAGCTCCAACGCATGATGAACCAATGCCATACTAGCCCATGAGGACAACGTCCCCATAGGCTGGCCTCGATTATATTTAACATCCTTTCCCCAAAGGGAGGAGTCAAATAAAGATCGAACTAACTTTCCACTCTTATCCTTACGTGGTGAGGATATGTGGAACCAACGATCCGTCATCAAACACATCCATATGTTTGTGAGGGTGTCGCCCCATATTGGCTTGAATACCGCAAGGTATAAATCTTGTGGTATCATGTCTGTTGCACTCTTAAGGTCGATACTGTAAACAGTATCTTTTCCGTGTGATACGGAAAATTCCCTTAGAGAACCTTCTTGATCGAAGGTTGCGTCCGTGGGCAGCGCCCGCAAGACGTTCATCATCCATTTATGGACAGGGTGCATCAGACGTTGAGTCCAATAGTCGACGATCGCAATAGATCGGACTTTTCCTGCTGGCTCCGGTAGAAGAGCAATCTTCCCGGTGTGGTACGACGTACCACCGTGAGTCAACTTCTTAGCTAACTTTAAAGTTCTGTTAAAGAGCTTTATCGTCTCTCGGTCCCCTATAGCGTTCGCCCACTCCAGCGGCCAATTATATGGCAGGGAGTCCCATGCGATTGCATCGTATGGAGCCCCCAGGATCCCGACCTTATGGTTGGGTCCTGCTGTTTGTGGAACGAAACGTTTATCAGTAGGTTGAATGCAAAAGTTTGGTTTACCTAGTTCGGTCCATGCTGGACCGGCGTAGGCTTCTACTATCTTCCAAAAGTCCTTTTCACAGAACTTTTGGAATTCTTCTAAGGTCCCTCCCTCGAGCCGAGGGTG